TACAAGCTGTATGGGGATCAAGTGATCATGTTTAGCAAAAAAAAAGTTGAAAAAAATATTGATATTGGAGATAATTTCGGAGGAAGAAAAACAACTTTATTTGTAAGAAATGTATTATTTGATATTTCTAAAGATTTAGGTTTTAAATATTTCACTCAATATGATGATGATTATCAAGGTTTTTATTATAGATACGATGAAGATCTTAAATACATAACATCAAGTCCAAAAATAAAAAACTTAGATAAAATGTTTAATATTTTTTTAAAATATTATAAATCTATTCCAGCTTTAAGCATTGCTTTTGCTCAAACTGGCGATTTTATCGGTGGGCAGTATTCAAAAAAAAATCAAAATATTAGAACTGTTCGCAAATGTATGAATACTTGGATTTGTAGTACCGACCGACCTTTTAATTTTGTTTCCAGAATGAATGATGACGTAACAACGTATTCATTATTAGGACACCAAGGCCAACTATTTTTGACTCCGTTTGATATAGTAATAAAACAACCTCCGACCCAAGCAGTCGCAGGCGGCATGACTGAAGTATATAAAGATTTAGGAACTTATACTAAAAGCTTTTATACTTTGATGTATTGTCCATCATTTATAAAAATTGCTTTGATGGGCGGAGTTAATAAAAGGTTGCATCATTTGACAAACTGGGATAGAGCCGTTCCCGCAATTATTAGCGAGGAATATAGGAAAAGAAGTCAAGAAAAAAAAACGAGGTAGCGATTGGATTTTAAAAAATTAGGAAATATTCATAAGAATAAAAATCTTTATAAAGAAAGGTATTAGAGATATGAAACCATATTTTTATGTCTATCAACCCGAAACCAAATATACAAAATTTAAGCACAAATCAATAGAAGAAGCAGAAAAAGAAGCGTCCCGACTGGCTAGTATTCATCAGGGAACGACATTCGAAATTCTTTGTTGTGTCTCAAGGGTTAAAGTAACTCAAGAAAAATGGGAAAGAATCAGCGAATTAAAAATAAATAATGCTGAAATGGGCATTCCATTTTAAGAAAGGATTTAAACCTATGGAATATAAATATCATTTAGAGATAAGACCACAAATAAAAATAGGCTTTTGCTTTATGCCGGGTAAATATTTTGAAATAGAATTATTGTGTTTTACTTTCAGAATGCTTTTCGGGGAAGATTGCGAAGGCTTTCATTTTTGGAAAGGATAATAAAAATGTATTTTATATCAAGAGATAAAGATGAAACTTTAATTAATTTAGAACATGTAAGATTGGCTTATAAGGCAAGAAACAGAACAGGAATTATAATTAGTTTTGAGTGTAAAGCAGAAAATAAGAAAGATTTTTGTCTTTATTATGAAAACGAACAAAAAATGAAAGAGGATTTTGTATATTTAAAAAAAGCAATAGAAGAATATAATTTTAGTAAAGCTTAAGGGAGGTTTTTAAAATGTCAGTAGGTAGACCCACCAAATGGACAGAGGAAACTAGAAACACAATTTTGTTATATTTAGAAAACGGAGCAACATTCAAAAGGGCCGGAATATTAGCCGGTGTTTCTCAGTCAACTTTTCAAGCTTGGAAGGCTCAAGGAATTAAAGACCAGGCAATTTATGAAGAATACCTAAAAAAAGATCGAGAATATATAGAAAAAATATTAAAAGGGGAAAAGATTAAACCTCCAAAAGAAGTAAAAAAATCTGAATATCTGGTATTTTTGGAACAAATTTATCTAGCTAAGCAAAAATATATTGCATGGCTTCAGGAGCAAGCAAACAATCAAGCTAGGGTAGATGGTAAACTTGCTTTAGAAATGTTAGCCAGAAAAGAGCCTCTAGAGTGGGGAAGGAAAGATACTTTAGATCTTAAAGGTGATTTCAATATAAATAATTTTGATATCCAGATGACAGAAGCTCAAGAGGCGGCTTATTTGGAAAGGCTTAAAGATATGTATGGAGATGAGGAAGAGTGATTAGCGATAGTTTAATAACGGGATTTATTGGAATTTTATTTTTTTTAATATCTCTGCTTATATGGAAGTTGAAAAAAGATAATACAGAAATCAGGAGACAAGCATTGACAATTATTGCAGCAATAGGGATTTTATTAATTATATCCTCATTTGTCATGTTTGTGCTTTATTTATTTGGTTTAAACTGAAAGGAGCTTTTATGTTTAAAGAATATGATCAGACAGAAATAGACAATATATTTACATACCACAAACCTGTAGAAGGACAGCCCGAAAAATATGTAGCAATCAGATTTAGGGCTAAACAGTTTGCGGAGTTGATTGCTAAAACCTGCCCCCCTTCCAGGGAATTGTCGATAGCTATGACAAAAATTGAAGAATCGGTAATGTGGGCTAACGCTTCAATTGCTAGGAATGAGTGACTATTATTGAAAAAGTTTTATACAATTTTTTATTAATAAAACTATGGACTTAAAAAAAATAATGATATATTATTTATATACTTTTTATTCCTAAAATCTTTTTAATTCTCACTTAAAGAAGCGAAACCCTGAGTTTATGAAATCTTCTCAGGGTTTTTTTGTGTTATATTGCGGTAAATTAAAAAAGGATGTATATTTAAGATAGTCATAGGTTTTAGGTAGGGGGGGGTGTCTTATCGTTGACATGAAAATTATGGCCAACGGAAGTAAAAAATTTGATTTTCTTCCATGGCTTGCGATAAAACATCACAAAACACATAAAGATAAATATTTAGATTTTAAAAAATATTCTTTTCAAAAACAAATTTATCATGATAAGAATCCTTACTTAGTAATTATCAAATCAACTCAAAATGGAATTAGTGAGTATTTATTTGTGAGAGCAATAGCTCATGCCATAAGGGGAATGAGGGTCTTTTATGTACTTCCTACTTTTGAATTATTAAAAAGGGCCGTGGATGAAAGATATACAAAGTCAGTTCAAAACACAGATTACTACAAAGCTTTAGCCAGGGCCGCCAGGGAGCAAATGTTAATAAAACAATCAGATTCGGTCAGATCAAAAGATATAGGCTTAGGCAACATTGCTTATGTCAATTCCTTTTCTTCAATTGGTTTTACAGAATATGCGGCTGACGAGGTTATTATTGACGAGCTGGATAAATGCGATCAAGATAATATTGCCATGGCCTGGGAAAGATTAAGCAATTCAGAATATCGCTTTCAAGCTAAAATTTCAAATCCGACTTATAAAGGTTGCGGGATTGATCTTGAATATGATGAAACAGACAAAAAAGAATATTATTGCAAATGCACGGCTGGCCATTTTGTAAGGCCAGATTGGTTTAAGCATGTTGTAGAACAAACAGAAGATAAAAGATTTATTATAAGAGATCCGGATTTTGATTGGCAAAGCGGAAAAGATATTAAAATGATTTGTGAATGTGGGAAACCAATAGATAGGAATAGTCAAGGCGAATGGGTGAAAACTGTAAACAGTCCTAAAAGTGGATATAGATTGACTAAGCTTTTTTCAGGGTCTGTCAGCATAATTGAATTAATGGATCGATTTAATAAAGGATTAACAAACGACACTATTTTACAAAGATTTTACAATGCGGATTTAGGCGAAGCTTTCACGGCGAAGGGATCGAAAATTGATGAAGAAATGATTGCAAAATGTGTCAGTGATTATCGGCCAGGTTATGAAGAGGGATTAAATATTATAGGAATAGATGTCGGTAGTTATTATAATTATGTAATTAGTCAGATGCAGGCCAACGGAAAAATAAAAGTTTTGACAGTTGGTGAAGTTAAAGACACGAAAGAGTTAACCAGGATAATGAAAGAATATAAAATCAAAGTAGGAGTTATTGACGCTTTGCCGGAAACTAGGGAAGCGAAAAAAATCTCAAATATGTTTCCATTGGTTTATCTCTGTTATTATGGCCAGGGAAAAAGCGACAGTATAAATATGATAAATAAGGTCATAACAGTACAAAGAACATCGGCCCTTGATGCCGTTAAAGAAGCAATATTGACAAATACCATTTTATATCCGATAAATATATTAGGGGATAAAACTTTTTTAAAACAAATGACGGCAGCCGTCAGAGTTTTCAACGCAGATAAAAAACAGGGATCCCAAAAAGGCGCCTACGAATGGGTTGAAGGAAATCAACCGGACCATTATTTTCACGCATTGGCCTATAATTTGATAGCCCGGCGGTTGGTTTTGTTATTAAACAAAGGAAAATAGAATGAGATATGTGATAGCTGATTCAAGTCTTTTTAATTTGCCTAATGATCATACTAAAAATTACAGAGGTATGAACGTTTTCACCCTTTCGGAATTAAGAGGTATAACGGGAAAAACAAAGTCCGGGGATTTTATGACCGGGCATATTCAACAGCCAATGTTTACACTTGCTCCTGAAGAACGAATGGGAATTATGCAAACATCGGCTTATGTTCAAGCTGTTGTAAGTTCTAGAATGAATAGAATATCAAGCCTTGAATGGGATATTATCCACAAAAAAGATTTAGAGGATGAGATTTATTATAAAGCAAAAGAATTGAAACAAATTCATGACGAGTTTAACGACTTAACAAGTATGAGAGATTTGACTTTACGATATCGAATAAGATTAACACTTCAACAGGAATTACCAGATTTAAAAGATGATCTTTCCAACTTCACAACGGCGATGTTAAGATATAAAAAAAGATTTGAGAGAAAAGTATTACATGATAAAGAAGAAATAAAAACATGGATAGAAAATTCAAATCTTGAAGATGATTTTTCGGACTTTATTAAAAAATATGTAGAGGCGTTGATGATTCATGGGGCGACTTCTGTTTATAAAGAATTCAATCAAGATAATTTACTTGAAAACTTTTACATATTACCAGGCGGAACGGTTTACCCATTAAGGTCAGTCCAGGTCGGTTCATATGTTGCTTACGCTCAAGTAATTGTCGGATATATGCCGAAGATATATTTTCAAGATGAAATTTCATTTGTAAATTATCTTCCAAGCTCTTGCAGGTCATATGGATTCGTGCCTCTTGACGCTTTAGTCAATAAAGTCGCGGAACAATTATTATTCGATCAATTCGCGGCAGAGAGAGCAGACGGAACCAAGGAACCTGAAAAATTAATTGTACTTGGCGATAATCGATCCTTATTCCCTGGAGATTTTACAAGTAATTTATCTTTACCGATGAACAGCGATGAACAAAAGCGGCTTGAAGAAAAAATAAATACAAGCCGCAAAGGCGCAATAATGACTTTATCAGGAATCGGACATCCAGTTGTTGAGGATATAAGCAAGGCCGATACTTTCCCTCAGCAATCAGATCGACAGGATAAACTTTTAAGAGATATTGCTCTAGTATTTAATATGACAAATATGGAAATTAACTTAGCCGGTGGGGAATTTACCAGTGGAAAGGAAACAAGCGAGACTCAATCAGAAATTGAAGAAGGAAAAGGCACTAGGCCAATTATTCAAAAGATCGAAAGTATAATTAATAAAAGTATTCTTCCTTTTCGATTTGGAACCGATTATAAATTTCAATATAAAAAAGGTCTTTCGGATTATGAGCAGGTGAAACTTGACAGCATGAAAGCCCAAAGCGGAACTTATACGTTAAATGAAATAAGGCAAGAAAGAGGCTCCGATCCAATTTTTGAAGAGGGTAACGATAGTTTACAAAGTCAGCAACAGGCGCCAGGCCAGAGTCCTTTTTCCCCTGTAAACATGAGGGCGGTTGAATGATAAAAGTTATAAAAGCGGATGTTGCAGCTAAAATATTAAACCGGCATTTTATAGGGATTGAAAAGGAAAGTAAATTTTATGAAATAGCCAAGGAAAGGATTTTAGCTGCATGATGAAAAAAAGTCAGTTATTAAGAATTCTTAGCCAGATTGATGATGAGAAAGAAATTATAATTAATGCCGATGGTTATGATTGCAATAATTTATATGATATAAACTTTGGCAATTATAGTAACAAAGCAATTTTGTTTGTAAAAACAAAACCACCGGATAAAATAGGTTTAAGACCAACATTAAAAAACGGAATAGGGTATAAATAAGCTTAGGGGGCTTTAGGGGGATGGCCGATTTCATTTCAGACAAAAAATTAACACAAGATGAAGCCGATAGACTTCAAGCGCCCATGAAAATAGATTTAATATCTTTGTTTAAGGTCATAGAAGAAGATTTAATAAACATGGTTGAAGATTTCGAAGGTTCCCCGGATGCTTTAATCAATAGCTTAACAGGAATTTTTCAAAACCAGGGGCCCGATGAAATAATCGGGAAAAGTCAGTTTTATGAGAAAGTAATAAGTTTTTGTAAATACAAATTAGGAGAAAATAATGAATCCGGAATTTAAAAAGCTAAATGAAATGATTGACGATAAAATAAAATATGAGCTAAATAGAAATTATAATTATTTTTGTGTAATAGGAATTGGATTAATAAAAACTGAAAAATCAAAAGAGGTTTTTAAATAATAATGGCTAGTATATTTTTTAAGCGATTAGAAAAAAAATATGAATATTTCTCAGCCGCTGGAAAATTAAAAGGTCAAAAGTATCAAGAAATGATTACCGAGATTTTAGCACACAATAATGAGAAAGCGGCCAAAGCTGTAAACAGATTAACCGACAACAACTATAAAAAAAGTGTAAAGAAGTTGTCCAAGAAAAAAGAAAAAACTATCAAGCTTCCTGATGTGTCAGAAGTATTACCCAAAAGAAGTGTTTTTATAATCAAGGGTGCTGATACCGGAAAAGCAATAGGCGACAAATTAAGAGATAAATTGCAAAAGGATTTAAGGCAAGTTTTAAAAAAGTTCGATGGTACAGGCAAGCAGAGAATGGAAACTCGAAGAGGAGTTAGCACAGGAAAAATAAATAACGAACTAGTGAAAATGTTTGAACAGCAAATAACCGATACTTTTAAAAATTACACAAAGAGAGATAAGAGCTTAGGAGTTCCAAAAAACATTCACAACATAGCCGTTACGGAAATCAGATCAACAGTAAACACTATAAAAACAGAATATAAAAATAATTTATTGAAAAAAAATCCGAATCTTAAGGGCACAAAGACATGGAAGCATAACAGAAGCTTATCTAAAAAGCCGAGACAATCACACATAGAACAAGATGGAATAACCATTGATGATAATGATTTTTTTTTAGTAGGCCGAGAAGATAAGAGCGGCTTTGACAGAATGGACAGACCCCATGACCCTATTGCTCCGCCGGGGCAAAATATAACGTGCAATTGTGACATAATTTACAGGGCCATGGTTTTAGATTATTAGTAAAGGATTACAAAATGAGTAAACCATTAAAAAAACCAGATAATAGAATCTATATACCTTTTCATATCCACCCATATGAATTTGAAAAGGGTTGTCATGCGGTAGAAAAGTCAGACGATGCAGGAGTTAAGCATCGATATTTAATCGGAACATCTTCCGGTATGAAAGAAGATGGTCACGGCGAAAGGATGACCAAAGATTGCATAGACTACATGCAAGAACAAGCTAACAAAGGCAGTATTTTGTTGTATGAAGGTCAACACGGAGTGACCCACTCTATGGACCTTGGAAAATTAGTCAAATCTGTGATTTCTCCAACAGGAGAATGGAAAACAGAGTATAGATTATATGATGAAAGTGACGGTTTTGAAAAAGGAGGAGCAACCCTCGAAAGGGCCGATAAGTTATGGCGGCAAGTTAATGGGTTGCCTCCATACGTAGACGAAACCGGAAAATCTAAGCCTTTGCAAAAAGGATTTTCGATAGAAGGCTATATTCCCGATGGTGGAATTGTAACTATGTCCGATACCGGTCAAAGAGTAATAGCTAGAGTCGATCTTGATGGTGTGTTAGTTACACCAAGACCGAGTTATCAAGATAGCGTGATAACAGCTGTTTACAAAGCGCTAGATGAATTAACTCCGGAAAAGCGAATAAGTTTTACAGAAAACATCCGAGGAAAATTCATGAATAAGATTGAAGATGAAAATAGAAAACAATCTTATTATTCACAGCGTTATAAATTAGAAGATGCTCTGAACGAATCAATAGAAGATATCGTCAACAGGGGTGTGCAAGTCAAAGATAAGCTTGATTTGTTAATGAGAGAATACAGTTCTATGTTGGTAGAATTAGTTGTTAGTCATTCCGGTGTTTTTATTAGGCCAGAAGATCAACCGGATTTGCCAGACGATTACGGGTCTGTTGACGTTGCAAAAGTGCAACGCTTAAGAGTGTTGAAAGACATTCAGGGCCTACTTAATACTTATATGGAAGTCAAAGACAAAAAGACTTTCAAATCAAAATCAGAGGAGAAAAACAATGTCAGATTTAGCAAACATTCAAGGGGCCGTCAGTTCAGAAGAAAAGCCAATATGGGAAAATATAATAAGTCTATTACAACAACTCATTTCGATGAATGAAGCAGAACAAGCACCCGTTACCGAAGCCATGGGCGAAGAAGCCGAGATGGAAGAAGTTGACGTTAACAAAACAGTCACAGAAGAAACCGGAGACAGTGACGCAGAGGAAAGACTTGAAAACGTTACTCCCACTACCGACGAATCATTACAGGATTTGAAAAAATCAGTCACAGAATTGACAACTCTATTAAGAGGTAATCAAAAAAAGAAAGTTGCAAAAATACAAAAGGCACAAAGTAGTAATACTCAAAGTATAGCCTTGACAGAAATAGCAACTGTTATTAAACAGTTAGCAGATAAATTGGATGCTCAGGATAAATTCAATGAACAATTAATGCAGAATATAGGATTGACAGACGATATCATCAATAAGACTTTGCCGGAAAAATCGCCAGCAAATAACAGCAAGCCTATTCAAAGTTTAGATACTGCGGTTGTAATTAAAGATATTGTAACCAGCATTTTTAAAGAAATGCCCGAGTTAAATAGAAACCCTGAAACACGTCATCCATTTAACGACAAACGAGAAGCCCGAAAGAATCTCCAAGGAATTGCGGAATTCATTCACAAGGGCAACAGATAAAAGGAGAAAATAATGAAAACTTTAGAATATGTAAGAATGTTTGGAACTCCTGACGGGAAAAGGCTTTTGCAAAAGGCTTTGACTTCAGGAAGTCCAGGCGGTGGGCCTTTAATTGCAGAACATTTGGAAACTGTCATTACTAACGAGCTAGTAAGATTAGTTCCTGAATTGGCAGTCCCGGAATATAAATATGATCCGCAGAATGTGCATTCATTTACCAGGATAACAGCTATTCCAGCGGCAGGGTCGGCCATGGGTGAAAATAGCATAACTCCGACAAAGCAATCACAATTGACCAGAGATACAAAGACCTTGAAAGTGCTTAAGCGCAAAGGTTCTGTAACTGGATATTTAAGAGCGGCAGCCAAGAAAAATTATGATGCTGTAGAGGTTGAAATCGAAAATCATTTACAGTCGTTCGCAAATGACCTTGCCTCCTATATGCTTTATGGAAATGAAAACGCCGATCAATATATTTTTGACGGACTAGATTATCATATAGCAACCAACAGGACTAATTCCGCAGCCGGTGGAGCTGTGCCGACAGATTTTTCAATTCTTGATAGCATGATTGATGCTGGTAATCGGAAAAAAGGCTCTGCTCATCGGCGTTGTTTTGTAATGTCTCCTGAGTTATTGACAAAATATAGTCAGTTATATACTCAAGTTAGAGATAACAGGACAGCGGTTCGGGCCGGTACTACTACAATTGAAATCAACGGAGGTCACAGATTACAGACTTTCAGAGATATTCCAATTCTGGAAAGTAGTCAAACAAGACCACAAGGGCAAATGGGAGCTGTTGTCTATTCTGATGCAGGGGCCGGCGGAACTATTCCAGATGATCAAAGATTTTTTCAAGTAGCGCCTATGACCTGGGATGGCGAACAAATCGCAAGTGCGGAAGTCAATGGAACATCTTCTGGTGCGGACACTATAACACTGACATGGACAGCTTATTCCGGAGCGCTTTTATATAAAATTTATGCAAGCGACGCAACCGGAACGGAAACGCTTGTAAAAATCATATCAGCTTTTACTTATGATTCCGCTGGAACTGTTACCGGAGATGTTACAAGTATTACTTTTACTAGCGAGCCTTTAACACCAGACTCAAACAGCGTACCTACTCATATGCAATCTGATGTTCCTCTGAATTATACCGGCGGCGTTCCACCAGAATATATTTTCTTTTGGGATTTAGACCCTTTCCAGGGTTTAGGAAAACATGCTTATACAAATGACGACGGTAATAGGCTTGATGGAATAGCCACAATTATTCCTTTAGCTAAAATCGAGGATACCGACGATTTTTTAATTAAATCCTATATCGCT